AATGTTTTGTTTGGCAGACCACCTTTGGTGATCTTATTGAATAACTGAAGATCAAAAGGTATCTTAGATTCTACTCTAGTGTAAGAGTCAAATCGTTCTGAGAAATCTTCAAGATAGTTGTGACCAATCCTATTGTCAAATGATACAGCAATTGCATCTTGAAGAATTGATGGGATTGCTCCCATCTCTTTCTCTTGATCATTACCATCTGCAATCTTAATACTCTCAAGCAGAGAGAGATAGATGGCACGATTGCGACACCACTCTTCAGTTGAATCTGTTAACCATTGCTGATCAACTTTCTCTTCATTAAGATTATTAATGAGAGTGGTTACATTTTGAAAATCACTTTCAGTTAACGACTTTGTATTCTGAAGATCAACGTGAAGGGATTCTTTGGTAGGACACTTCTCATACTTTGAAATGAATTCACTGATCAATCCATAAAGGACTTGAACCTCGTGATTCTCAAAGTATGATTTCTTCAGGTATGGATATACCTGACGGCGATACTCATCATTGGTGACAAGGTTCTTTAAAATTGTGAATTCAAGTGAGTTCATATGTAATGCAAATAAGATCCTACGATGTACTTGTCATCACTCACTGCAGGTTTACCCTGGTGTGGGTAATTCCAGAGTGGTGGAAAAATTAACAGGCGACCCTGTTTCGGTTTTACTCTTTTATTGATGGAAACAAATTCAGTTTCACCACCTTTGTCTAATGTATTTAAGTACATGAAGAATGCCAGAAATCTTCTGGCACTTGCATGATCACCAACATCAACGTGAGGAGCAAACTGATCATCTGTTCCTGCTCTGTACCTCTTTACTCTAAAGTCCTCAACAGCATACTGCTGGGGTATCCATTCTGTCAACCCAGTACTGCCAGCATATCTAACCAGATACTCCCTAACAATCTCTAAAAGATTCTTAGACATATCTGGTGGCAATGTGAGATGATGAAACTTGGGTCTAAGATCATTATCTACAAACTCTGGATTAGATTGATTGTAGTGTTCAATAATCTTATCGCATATGGGTTTAGGAATTACGTTATCGTAAACCTTAATGTAATCATCAATTCGTTTCAGTTCCATACTTAAACTCTTGTGATGCTGCCCAGTCAAGTTTCTCCATTACTTCTTCCGTGAAGTATTTCTCGGGATCGGCAAGAATAACAGAAGGATAAACAGAGGATTCACCAACAACGACACGATTGCCCTTCCTAGTGAATACTCCGTACTTCTCACCCAGTTCCAGTAGTCCGTAATACTTGTCCAGTCCACGGGCATCGAAGAAAAGACGTGTTGCAACTTGAGAGTTCTCCTTAGTGAAACGTGACTTGTTTGCTTTCACTTTGATGATGTTACCTACAACATCAGTACCATCCTTCTCTTTAGATTTAGACAAGTACATGATTGTAGATGCGGCATACTTAAGACCACTACCACCACCCATCTCAGATTGATCACCATACATGTTCATGGTCTTGTAGGTGTGGTTGGTAACGATCATGGGAACTTTCAGTTTACCCAGTTTGCTGGTGATGATTCGAAATACTGACTTGATCGATTGGGTCTTAGTCATGTCACGAACCTGCTTGTCAGCAAGAGCATCCTCCAGTTCCTTTGACGATGCTAGCATACCAAGGGAATCAAGCACAATCAACAGGGGTTGTCTATCTTCTTCTTTTGTCTTAAGAAGATTATCAAGGATACGAATAATCTGAGTACGAAACTCCTCAATAGTATCTACTGGGAAATGCCATACTCGGTTTGCATCGAGTCCACGGTTCTTGAATAGATCTCCTGTAGCAGCGGCTTCACTATCAAAATAGAAAACTGCACCGTTAGGATTATTATCAAGAAAGTTTTTAGCGATACCAATTGCATAGAAGGTCTTTCCTGTTGCTTGTTCACCTGCAATGGCAGTGACCCTATTATCAGGAATACCACCATAAACACTCCCACTAAGAAGTGCATTCAGGATATAAGATCCTGTGCCAATAAACTTCTGCTCATCACCAGTAGTGATGCCATCAGAAACAAGTTTGGCATAGTCATTTTTTGCCTCTTTGGCAAGTGTATCAAAGATACTCATACGAATAGAAACTCCAGATTAACTTCTTTTTCTGTCTTCCATCCAATAACATCAAGAATAATCTTGAGTGGATCTAGGAATGATTTTTGGAATTGTAACTTGTAATCTACGTTCTTGCTGATCTTAACTTCTTGTGGGAAATTAGAGATGAACGAAATAACATTCTCTCCCACAATGTTAGGTGTTTGTAGATATACAAATTTGATCTTTTCCCCCTCTTGGATCAGAGGATACTTGTGTGTCAATTTGTTCTTATTCAATTGGAAGTTGTACAGAAGTGCTCCACGTACATGGATGGGACAACTTTTCTTGTACAGCGTAACAGGATCTTTCCATTTTGTCAACCCGTTAACACTCCTAGGAAAAGCAATCTGTTCAGGAGGCATGTTAAAGAAGTCACTCTTAAACTGATCGATAAACGTAATGAGGTCTTCTTCAGTTTTGGTCATGATGATGTTGAGTGCTTCTTTAATCTTGGTCCTACAAGGAGCAGGAGTAGAAGATTTCACTGCCTCAATGCCCATCATTTTAAGTTTTGGTTCTGCATAACGGACACCTTCACTATCCCATACATTTAGAATGTAGCGTTTCTTTGCAGTCCAGATGCCCTTGTCAGCGATGTTCTCTCGCTTCATGCTCATCTTTTGTTGATATGCCGAAACGTAATTCGCAAGTTCCTGATAACTGGATTCGATGAATGGTTCCAACTTCTCTTGACAGATCTTGTCCAGTATTGAAACAATTGCTGCTTTATCGCCAGACCGATTACTAAAGAATTTAGTAACAAGAGGTCCAAGGTTAAGATAGATACTGTCGGTATCGGATGCGATAACATAATCGACTTCCTCCGTTTGCAATAGGTTATTTAGGTAACCGTTCATCTTATCCTCAATCCAGCGGATAGAAACCTGACCAGAAAGAGTAATTGCTTCAGCATTTGCTAACTTAAAGTATCGGAAATACTGATTACCAATAGCACCATAGGCAGAGTTAAGTTGAATCTTCTTTGCCATCTGAATGTTATTGCAACGAGAGATCTCCTTAACAAGTTCTATACTAGGATTCTTCTCGTTCTCTTGCTTTGCAGCAAGCATCTTCTTCTTAAACTTCACACGGTCATCATACATCTTCTGCATGAGTTGTGGAAGAAATCCCTGGACATCTTTTCGATACTGTGCCCCATTTGCACAAACACAATACTCACCATCAATAGAAATTTCCTTTTTAAGGATTCGATCTACTGTTGCTGACGGGTGTTTGTTCGGAAGTAACGTCTCTGGCGAGATGTTGTATTGCATAATGAGGTGAGGGTATAGGGAGTTGAGGTCAAAACTGACCACCCATTCATACAAACCAGGGACAGGTTCTTTAACATACGCACCAGCGTACTTGGAATCTTTTTCATGGCGTTCGTTCGGGGGAATGACAATCTTTTTACGAGTAAGGTCATTATAGATAATGCTATCCCACATGCGTACTTGATAGTACACATCCTCAAAGTTAACCTTGGCGTCATATGCCATGGTCAATGCCAACTCAATCAACTTCATCTTGTCTTCCAGACGGTCAACAAGCTCTACGTCAATGATGTTGTAATCAACAAACTTTTGCCAGTTCTGAGTATAGAAGTCCTTGAAGGTTTCAAACTCAGAGTGGTCTAGTTTTTGTTGTCCGAGTTCAACGCTGGCAATATGATCCAGTCGATAGGACTCTTGGTTAGTGTAAGTAAACTTCTGATAAAGATCAAGGTAGTCAAGAACGCTAACGCCGATGACATCATAATAAATATGATTCCTTCCCTTGATTTCGACTTCTTTTTCAAAGACCTTGTTCCATGGAGAAAGGGACTTCATGTACTTTGTGGAAAGCACACGATCTATACGACGGCAAATATATGGAACGTCGAACAGTTTGACATTCCAACCAGTCAAAATATCTGGGGTATTCTCTGCCCACCATGCAAGAAAATCTTTGAGCATCTCTTCTTCTTTCCAGAAGACCCGATACTCAACATCATCCCGTGAGTTTTCATACTCACGAGTTCCCCATACAATTAATTTCTTAGTGGTAAAATCCTTAATCGTCAGACACAGAATCTCTTCAGACGTATCTGCAATATTAGGAAATCCGTTTTCAGATGAGGTCTCAATGTCAATAGTGTAAATTTTTAAATGTGAAGTATCATAGTTGATCTCTTCTTCTGGAAATTTATCACTAATGTATTGATACAAGAATCTATCGTTCCCATAGATCTTGAAGTTATCGACACCTTTATACTTGTCGATAAACTCCCTAGCATCTTTTACATTGCTGAACTTAATCTCTTGGGCATAGTTACCATCAAGAGTTTTGTATTCACTTTTAGTATTTGTTTGGGCATAAAGAACTGGAGAAAAGACCTCCTGGTATTGAACACGTTCACCGTTTTCATAACCAATGTAAAAGATCTTGTCTCCAGAAAGGAAAACATTACTGTAGAAGTTCTTCGTCATCATCAGGTGGGACAATCGCTTGGTACTTGGAGAGGATCTCAGGATCTGGTTCTGCCAGTGTAGCAAGAGATTCGGAATAAAGCAAGACATTCCTTTGCTTTGAGTAGCGGGGGAATGTCCTGAGTTCACCATCTACAATTTCCATGGGGTCTGCCAGGAAACAAGATGGTTCCATCTCCATTTCAGAAATCTGAGAAATCAAATAAGTACCGTTACGAAGCAGGATCAGTTTGACTTCCATCATTAACTACCTCAACGGGGGATTCGGGAACGTCAGAAGGTTCTTCTTCCAAAGGAATACCATTCTTGTTGCAGTAATCTCTCATGATATTATCATGAGGATCATAGATTGTAACCAACCAATCTGCTGGAATAATGAAACTTCTTTGCTTGGCAAGAGGTGCCCAGTGAGTATATCGAACTGAGTACTTGGTTTTAGGTGCAATTGATTCTTCACCCTCAACGGCAAGTTCTTCAGTTTCTGCCTGGAGTTGCATCACAAATGGATTTGAAAGATGATATGCAACAATACCATTGTTTTCATTGTCGAGGATTTCCTTGGCGTCAGAAATAACGTCTTCGCCAGACCTCAGCAGCATAACTTTAACAGTCATAATGATAGATTCTTGTCTTCTAAATTTCTAATGTGGGTTGAAAGTTTGTCAAGGTATCCACGATTGCGTAGCTCTTTGAACACTAGGTTCTCAAGTGCAAACTCTCCACCTTGCTGAATAGCAGATGCTCTCATGTCTCTGATCCTGTCTTTCAGTTTCTTGAGAACTGCTGGATCATCTGCTTGATTTTCGATCAGGTCGTCAATCTTTTCCATCATATCATGAACCTTCTTAAAAAGCAAGGGGTCTGTCAGATCCACTTGCTGCTTCTGGGGTTCCTTGATCCACTTGGTATTCAAAAGAGAATACACTCCCTGACCTGCTGGAAGTGGATCATTGATGTCCTGTGCATAAAGTTCCACAGGATGGGCATAGATCTTGATGTCATGCATCAATGCCCACAGTTGTTTCTTATCTCTCAGATAATCATCTAACAGTTCTGGACAGTTAGCAATCTGAGTTTTATCTACAACCAGATGCAAATCTAAATCAGAGAATCTTGTGTAATTAAAGTTGGCATTACCACCAACTAGAATAATATCTCTGATTGATTCCTGAGGAATCTTTGCAAATTCTGCCCACTTATATCCGATCTCAAGAAGTTTTGTTGCAACTTCTTGCTTGAGTTCTAACCCATCCCAAAATTTTAGGTTGAGTTTATCGTGATACATCAGGGTTAACCTGAGTTCTTGAAACGATTTCACGGATGCTAAATGAGATTTCTTACTATTTATCTTTAACGATTTCAATATTCGGTTCTGTATTGACATCATTTCCGAATACTGCTTTTGCCTCTTCCTGTGGTTTGAGGGTTTGTCCATATGCCTCAAGAACTGACATGATAGGTTCTACGATAGAAACAACCCAATCAGGATTAACTGCAATCTCATCATCATGGGTTAGGGGTTGCCATTTTTCAAGAAGAATTCTTCCCGTATACTGTTGGTTTCTTTCTTCAGTACCCTCTACAAACATCTTCTCGATAGTGATAGCATACGCCTTATCAAAGATAAATGCTTGTCTTACCCCAGTATCTTTATGTTGAACTTCAGAGACATCAGCAACGATATCTTCCCCAGATTTTAATTTAATTACTTTAATTGACATGGTAATCCACTATGAAATAGTATTATAAAAGGGTCTCAACGTTTTGTCAAGACCCTTT